CGGCTCGCCGCAGCCAGCCTATCGCGGGATTCTGAGCTTGATTCTGCGGCAGGTGTACATCGCCGCGAACAACCCCTACATGAAGCCATGGGCAGTGCGCGTGAAGCGCTGCTTCCGCGACTGGTACTCCGCAAAGGCGGAAATCAGCGGCGCCGCCAACCCCGCGCACATCGTCTACGAGTGCCTGACAAACGCCGCCTGGGGCATGGGCTATCCGACGGCCAGCATCGATGACGCTTCGTTTCGCGCGGCGGCTGATGTGCTCTACACCGAAGGGTTCGGCCTGAACATGATCTGGCTGCAGCAGAGCAAGATCGAGCAGTTCATCAAGGAAATCATGGATCACATCGGCGGCGTGCTCACGACCTCGCCGTCGACCGGGCGCTTCGTCCTGAAGCTGGTGCGCGCCGACTACACCGTCTCGACGCTCCCCGTTCTGAGCCCGAACAACATCATCGAGCTGGAGAGCTTTCAGCGGGCGGCCTGGGGTGAGACGACCAACGAGATCGTGCTCATCTACACCAAGCCAGACACCTTCAAAGAGACCAGCATCGCGGTCCAGGATCTGGCCAACATCCAGGCGCAGGGCGCCGTGGTATCGCAGACACGGCGCTACCCCGGCATCACCTCGGACAACCTTGCTGCCCGGGTCGCCATGCGCGATCTGGCCGTTGTCTCCACGCCGCTTGCCAAGGTCCGCTTGAAGGTGAACCGCGCAGCCTGGAATCTCTACCCAGGCGACGTGTTCAAGCTGGAGTGGCCCGCGCTCGGGATCGCCGGTCTGGTGATGCGGATTGCAGGTGTCGACGGCGGCTCACTCACCAACGGCGCCATCAGCATCGACGCAGTCGAGGATGTGTTCGGACTGCCCTCGGCGGCCTACACCGCCTCGCAGCCCACGGGATGGACCGATCCGGTTCCCGCGCCGACGGCGACCACGCCCCGGCGGCTGGTCGAGGCCCCGTACTGGGACGTTGCCCGTGCACTGTCCGCAGCGGAGCTGGCCTACCTCGATGCCACCGACTGCTTCCTGCAGACCCTGGGCGGGCGCCCAGTACCGGGTGCCATGAACTACGACTTGTATAGCAAGACGAGTTCGGCATCGACTTACAACCAGCGCGGCCAAGGCGAGTTCTGCCCCACGGCGGTCTTGGCTTCCGGCCTCGCGCAGGAGGTGACGAGCACGGCCACCTACAGCGGCGAACTCGACATCGATCTGGTCCCCACCGGGACCTATGCCTACATCAACGACGAAGTCGTCCTGGTCACTGCGATCAACACGGCCACTCAAAGCCTGACGCTGACCCGTGGCGTCATGGACACCGTGCCGGTCAGCCACGTCGCCGGCAGCCGGATCTGGTTCGCCGATGGCGCACAAGGCATCGACCCGACCGAGTACGCTGCTGGCGAAACGGTGAACGCACGACTGCTCACCGTGACCGGCAAAGGCACGCTGGCGCTGGCATCGGCTCCCACCGACTCCCTCGCGATGAACCGCCGCCAGAATCGCCCGTACCCGCCCGGCAACGTCAAGATCAACAACGTGGCCTACCCGGCGGTCGCCAAGGGTGACTTGGTCATCTTCTGGGCGCACAGGGACCGCCTCAGCCAAACGGTCAGCCTGGTGTCCCAGACCAACGGCAACATCGGCCCGGAGGCTGGCGTGACCTACACGCTGCGCATCTACGGGGAAGCGGGCAGCCTGCGGCGTACCTACAGCGGCCTGACCGGCACCAGCCAGACCTACACATTGGCCGACGACACCGCCGATTCCGGTCTTGGCCGACCCAATGCTGCGCTGCGAATCGAGCTCGAATCCAACCGCTCCGGCGTGATCAGCCTGCAGAAGCACTCGATCTCCTTCGAGCGCGCCGGCTACGGACTTTCCTACGACAAATACTACGGAGGCATCTGATGCCCGCAATCACTGACCCGAACCTGGGACTCAACTACGGCTGGACGCTCGGCGAAAGCGGCTGGGGCGCCGGTATGGACGCCAACCTGAAGCGGCTGGGCGCCGTCGTCAGCCTCTCGGTCAAAGACCGCGATCTGGCCACACCGCCCGCCAGCCCAGTCAACGGCGACCGTTACCTGATTCCCGCTGGTGCCACCGGCGTCTGGAGCGGCAAAACCGACCAGATCGCCGCGAGGATTGCCGGCGCATGGGAGTACCACATCCCCAAAATCGGCTGGCTGTGCTTCATCGAGGACGAGGCCGTGCTCTCGGCCTACAAAGCCACTGGTTGGAGCCCCGGCATCGCCATCTGAACCCTTTCCACCGAACCCCAGAAACCCGCCCTCGTGGCGGGTTTCGCATTTTTGGAGCCTGCCCATGACCGACCCACAACAACCTGTCCTGGTCGACAACATGCTCCTCCTGCGCAAGGAGGATTTCGACGACCTGCTGGAACGCGCCGCAGAACGTGGTGCCAAGCGAGCCCTGGCCGACGTTGGCCTGGATGGCGACGACGCGGCTCACGATATCCGCGAACTGCGAGGACTCCTCGATGCCTTCAACACCGCCAAGCACACCGCATGGCAGACCGTCATCAAGATGGTCACCACCGGATTCCTGCTGGCATTGGTGGCGGGCGCGCTCATCAAGCTCAAGGTGTTCGGAGGTGGCCAATGATCGAGACACTGCTTGGTGGTTTGCTCGGCGGCGCTTTCCGCCTGGCGCCCGAACTCCTCAAGTGGCTCGACCGCAAGGGCGAACGCGGCCACGAACTGGCGATGCAGGACAAGGCACTGGAGTTCGAGAAGCTACGCGGTGCGCAGCGCATGGACGAAATCGGTGCCGGTGCCGATGCCGCGTGGAACGTGGGCGCGATCGAGACTTTACGCGAGGCCGTCCGCACACAAGGCGAGAAAACAGGTGTCCGCTGGGCCGACGCCCTGTCGAGCAGTGTGCGTCCGGTCATCACCTACTGGTTCATGGCGCTGTACTGCGCCGCCAAGATGGCCGCATTCGTGGCCGCCATCGAAGGTGGGGCTGACTGGGGCGTCGCCATCGTCCACGCATGGACCGAAGCTGACCAAGCGCTGTGGGCCGGCGTGCTGAACTTTTGGTTCATTGGACGCGTGTTTGATCGGGTCCGGCAATGAGCCAGATTCCCCATGCCGCCGTCGTGCTGGCGAAGCGATTCGAGGGATTTCATCGAATTCCGAAGTCAGATCCGCTGCGCCGCGCCCATCCCTACATCTGTCCGGCCGGCTACTGGACGATCGGCTACGGGCGTTTGTGCAAACCAGACCACCCACCGATCAGCGAGGAAGAGGGCGAGGCCTACTTGCGTCAGGACCTGCGCACGGCCCTTGCTGCAACGCTGCGCTACTGTCCGGTGTTGGCGACCGAGCCCGAGGGGCGGCTCGCGGCCATCGTGGACTTCACGTTCAATCTTGGTGCCGGACGGCTGCAGACATCCACACTGCGTAGGCGAATCAACCAGCGGGACTGGCTTTCTGCAGGACAAGAACTGCGGCGCTGGGTGTATGGAGGCGGAAAAGTGCTGCCCGGTCTGGTGACGCGACGGGAGGCAGAGTCAGCGCTCCTTCTCTCGTAGCTGGGCGAACACCCGTTATCGGATCATCGCCAGGAGGCCGATAGCCACAACAACTCCAATGACACCGGAAGCAGCAACGGCTCCCCACGTCCCCAGCTTTGGTTTCAGCCAGTAATAGCTGCCGAAGGCGACCAACCCACCGACAAGGCCAAAAAGCTTGACGATTATTACTGCCAAAATGGATGGCCAGAGCCAGTCCCATGAGCCGGATTTCTTTTCGGGCGTAATCGGTGGTGCTGATTCAGGTGCGGGCGCAGACGTTGCGGACGGCGCGTTTGGGTCTTCGTAAGCCATTGGCTTCTCCTATTGTGATTATCAATTTCCTACAGCATTCAAGGCGCTCATCAGAATCAGTACACTGAAGCCTGCAGCGGTACACACAAGCGCACGCAGCACTCCCCACTTCTTATGGATTACCACTGCATTGGCGGATGTATCCCACAATGTTGTGCCAGTTTTCGTGAGACGCCGATAGGCGAACAGTTGCGTGAACAATGCGACGAATGGAATGCCAAGCCCCACCCCCTGAAGAAAGACGAGGAAAGAGCGGTTTAGCGCCTCCGGAAAGGACAACAGGTCCCCGCCCGGATGGGCCACCCTGATGCCGAACAGCCATTTTGCCGGGGTAGTTCCGAACAACGAGAGAAACACTGATTCGGCAGGCACCCAAACCAGATACAGCATGAAACCGGCGATGATGGGATTTTCTATTGCCTTGGCGAAGCCCGCCGCCTGTTCAGGGATCGTCGCGCTCAAAGCGAATATCAGCAGAAGGAACAACAGAAACCCTGCAGTACAAATGTCCACCGTCCGCGCGAACAATCGTCTCCATGGGTGATGTTGCCCCCCGAGAAAACTCTTGCTCTGATCAACGGATGATTTTGGCTCTTGGGCGAACCCGTCGAAGGTTGGCGGCGGTGCATTGGGATCTTCGTAGGCCACTGGCGTCTCCTGTTCTTCTTATCGAATCACGATGCTGCTTTTTAACCGGTTGTGGGCCGCAATTGCTTGCTGATCACCTTCGATGTACGAAAGCGTGATCAAGGCTTTCTCGGCGCCCAACGGGACGTGGTACTGGGTTACCCTCATCGTCTCTGCCGAGTTGGCCGTTGATGTGCGGCCGTAGCGAATGATCAGGGCGGTCTGACCTCCAATTGGTTCAACGGCAAAGCTGGGGCGTCCAACCTCCTTCATTCCATACTTCGCCATCCCCGCCCACATCGTTGGAGACTCTACGCGCCAGACGTCCGCCAAATCCGCCAACACCTGCTGCTTATTGGCCTGAACCTCCTGCCTAACGTCTGCTTGAGTGAGTGGCGGTTCCATCGGAATGAACGACACCCGGACAAACACCCGGGAGGGTGCTGGATAGGACTGCACCGATAGCGAGGCCACATGATCAATAGCCACGCCAGTCATCTTTTCGCTGAATTCCTTGACACGCCTACGCTGTTCGGCATCACTGATCGTCCAGTCGCTCGGCACTTCAAGCTGGACCCGCCCTTTGACGTTGAGCTTGGTGTAACCGGCTGACTGCGCGGCGATCGGCATGGCGACCGCAGCCAACAAGCAGAAGCACAGGGCGAAGAATATTGTTCTGGAATTGTTCATCATCAGTTCTCAGTGAGGAGGCTGTTCAGCAACTCCTGCTGGACAGCTTGCAGTTGGCCACGGCTCTGTGGTGAACCGGTTCCCTCATAAACGTTGATCGAGAGCGGCAGGGAGTTCAGGAGCGTGATTGCGCTGATTCCCGAAATTGGTCGGCTGCTTTCCCCAACGCTCATGTTCATCCGCATGGAAAAATAGACCGCGTTCCCGTCCCGCCCAATCGGTTCAAACTTCATGTCTGTTAGGGTGACGTCGCTATTCTCGAACGACGCTTTCAGCCGTCGATTGAGCTCGGCGGAATTCACCCGGGGAGTCGACTTGGAAAGGCCGGAAAGGAACGCCTCTCGCGGCATCTCGATTCGCTGGAAATTCCCCTTCGGGCCGATAAGTTGGATTTGCAGCCAGTGATCCAGCATTTCCCTTCGCCCCATTCTGTAGTCCTCCAACTCGGAACAAAGGACTGCCGCATGCACGAGGCGCGAACCTTCTGCGAGGGAACGCTTTGCCAAGTCCATGAGCTCGACTTCGCGCGCCGACTCACCCGGCGTGCAATAGCCACTTGGATTGGAGAACAGGACCTGCTGACCAAGCACGTTCACCGACTCCGCAGCCGCGCGTTGCTGGATAACAGTCTCCAGGCCAGCCTGCCGGCTCTGCGTGACTGGCGCGACAGTTGGCGGTGAATAGGAGGGCACTGCGGTGACGGGGGCTTGAGCAACTGGTGCCGTCGCCGAGCGGGTGGACTCGTTCTTGGTCGAGTTGACGAAGACAATGAGCAGAAGCCCGATGCCCAAGCCGATACCGACCATCCATTTACCGGTGGCCACGTCTGATGAGCCGTCGCTCTTTGATTTTGACGGCGGTGGAACAATTGAGGCAGACGGCGCTTCCTCGGCCTGTCTGGGTGGCGATTCGGGAACCGGAGCGGGGTTGGGCGGCGGAGTTACTTGTGGTGTGGACTTGCCGGCTGGGCTGCCTTCGTCGACATCCGAAACAAGTGTCGAAAGGCCTGAGAAGCCTTTGGCGTTTCCATTTTGTTTGTCGTCAGCAGCCACGGATCTTCATCTCCGCCTCAAAGCCGCAGCTTGGTATAGACGCCTTCGACCATACAGTCGTCTCCGTCTTCGAAGCGAAGTTGTCCGAAACCAGAAGCCGAAATTGTCAGGTAGGCTTCTTCACCAAGCGCAAGGGAGAGACAGGTCGATGTCTTGATGTATGAATCTGTTCCGAGGACCTCGTACCAATCATCATCTTCACGACTGACCGTCACCACGTACTTACCAGGTTTCTGCTTCGACATGCCAAAAACCGCTTTCACATCGCACTTATCCTTGCTGTCGAAGAAGATGAGCTCTCCGCCGTAGCCGGACGCCTTGAAAATGGCCTCTTCAGAGTAGGCATAGACGTAGCAGTAGCGCGTCTGGATGATGATGTCTTCGCCGTCGATCTTGTAAACGTTGCTGCCCTTGCGCGTCAGGCTGACCTCATAGTTTTCAGCCAGAACAGGCCCGGCATGAAGGGTCATCAATGCGGCAAGCGTGGCCAGCAGGGTCTTCTTCATTACCATCGCCTATTGGGTCTGGAAGCTCGACAAGCGGCTTTTCACGAGGTCGAGCTTTGCCTTATGAGCCAGTGGCCTGTTGAAAACACGATTCTGGATTTGGTCGGATACCTTGCTGATGGCGATGTACGCCATACTCAAGCCAGACTCCCGCTCTGAAGCCTTCTTCTCGACGAAATCGTATGGGAAGTTCTCGCAGAACTTGTGGAAGCCGGAGAACTGCGCGACTTCCTTCGTGAATCGGAAGCCGTCCGGGGTGAGGCGCGAGCGCCGGGGATGGTAGAGGTCAACGAAAAAGATGAACCATCCGCTTCCGTCGAATGTCACGGCCTCGAACACGTCCACTTTATCGATGGCCCCGAGGCGATGAAAAAGGATGCGCTGTCCTGACTGCGTTTCGAGTCTGGACAGATATGCAAGTTGACCGATCGGCCCGTTAACCGGGATGGGGTTCGTCTCAGAAAAGCCAAATGGGCCAGAGCCGTTCGGGTCCTTGTCATAGGCAGGCGCAGATTCCAGCATCGCCTTCATTACCGGATGAACGAGCTCCAACTGGAACTTTTCGTCATCGAGGATGCGATGGATGTGCGCAAGCGCCTCACGTAACGCCTTGTCTTCTTTGTTGCCCCCGAAGAGGTTTGACAAAAATCCCATATAAGCTGCCCCCAAAAGTCGAGTGGATTACGTCATTGCAGCAATTCGCTCAGTCGACGCAGCCCGGGCTTCTTGAAAGCCATGCGAATCAGCTGCTCCAGGATGTGCGTGTTTGCGACGTGAATGTAGGAAATGCCGACATTGGTTTTTTTGTCGTCCTTGGACCCGATGCAGAACGATCCATCAGCATTCCATATCTGCACCTGCCCCCACGTGCACCGCACCCTTTCATT